ATGAAAATGTAGTACTTGTTGATAATGTATTATTTGGTACTTGCCGAAGATTCCCACCAGTGTTAGTTATTTATGATGAAAAAGAAGGTAACGATCATGAACAACCAAAATCATGCTCTGATGAATGGTGTGGTGAATATAAATACAAGGAGGCCTAATAAAATGGGCGAAAGACCAACAAGAAGAGGAAGAGTTAGTGAAGAGGTTGAAACTGAAGAAAGAATAGAACTCCGTAAGCCAGGTCGATTTGCAAATGAGCCAGTAGAGCCAGAGTTTGACTATGACGCTGACTTGCATATTGACCCTAACTTTCTGGATGCTGAGTTCTTGGGGCACTCTGAAGTATTTATGAAGTATGCCAAAGAATCAGCCCGTACAAAGAAAGTCGCTTCATTCGCTGAAGAAAAGGTAAAGACAGTTAGAAGTCAGGTCGTGAATCGTCTGAAGACTTCTGGTGAGAAACATACTGAATCTTCCATCGAAGCTGCATATCGACTTGACCCCGACTACATCAAGGCAAAAGAAGATTGGTTGGAAGCCGTGTTTGATGCTGACTTGATGGTAAATGCTGTGTTTGCGTTTCAGTCAAGAAAGACAGCACTTGAAAACTTGGTACGTCTGCAAGGTGCAGGTTACTACTCTGCCCCAACTGAGCCAAGAGATTTACCTGAAGCTGCAAAGCGTCTGCATGATTTGAAAGAAGGTAGAACAGAAGAAAGCATCAAAAGTCGCATGAACAAGCGGTAAACCACTTAGGTGGTAATTTAAACACGGAGGGTATTCAAATGGCTGGAGCAAATGACGTAGCAAAAAAAGCAGGTACAAAATCTGATGTTGTTCAGGATGTATTAAACGCAATCGTTGAAATCACAAAGTCAGGTGAAGATGTAAACATCAAAGGCTTCGGTACTTTCAGCAAGAAGCACAAAGAGGCCCGCAACGGTCGCAATCCACAGACTGGTGCAGCGATTCAGATTGAAGCTAAAGACGTTTTCAGTTTCAAAGCAAGTAAGAGCATTGACTTCACTGCAACAGTCGCTCCTACAAGCAATCGTAGACGTTAGTTGACACTTTGCTGATAGGATCGCTTCGGGTAGCGCGGTTAAAGCCTTTGCGTCCGGTAAACTTAAAGCTGTGATGCCACCCTATCAGCAATTCAACTCAATTCTTGCACCCTAAGGGGGACAGCTAAGTTGTTGGTACTAGGAGACTTGCCGAGATGTAGAACCCGCACTGGTAGCATGGCACCAGCATCTTAATAAGATCGGGCAAGAGTGACAAGGGCACTGATAAAATAGACAGCCTAGTTTAGTAGAAACTCTCTGGACTCCCGGTTCAATCCCGAGATGGGAGAATACAACTGCAAGAATGATTCAAAAATTCAAACACAACTCAATCGGAGGTAACAACAAATGGCACCAAAGAAATCAATGAGAGACAGAATCCGGGAACAAGCTGCCGCAGCAACAAATGAAGGCGCCAGCTACATCAAGCAAGAAAAGAAAATGCACTTTTTCACACCCAAGGCTGAAGAGTATGAAATTGACGTAATTCCTTACGAAAACAAAGACGGCGACTTGGAAGCCTTCAAACGCTACAAGATTCACGCAGGTATTGGTGCTGAAGATCGCAAGTACGTCTGCCCGACTTCAATCGGCAAGAAGTGCCCTATCTGTGACGAACGTGCCCGCATGAACAAGTCTTCAAACTCTGATCCAGATTTGATTAAAGCACTCGCCCCTAAAGAACGCACTCTGTTTCAGATCATCGACCTGAAAGAAGAGAAGAAGGGCATTCAGTTGTTCGACTTCTCTTACCACATGTTTGCCAAGAAGCTTCTTGGCGATATTGAAAAGTCAATCGCTTCAGTGTCAAAGCGCAAGCGTTCTACAGCGCATGACGGCTTTGCTGAACTGTCTGGAGGTCAAACTCTGATTGCAACATTCATCGAAAAGAAGATGGGTTCTAACAAGTTCTATGACTGTGATCGCATTGATGCCGAAGATCGTGATGACTACAACGACGACATTTTGGACGATACTCAGAATCTTGACGAATGCTTGAAAGTTCTGTCTTACGATGAACTTGAAGCAATCTTCCTTGAACTTGATCCTGAAGAGCAAGGTTCTGGTCGCAAGCGTGAAGACAAAGAAGAAAAGAAAGAAGAGAAGTCTTCACGGCGTAGTAAGAAAGAAGAACCCGAAGAAGAGGAAGAAAAACCTTCTCGCCGTAGTAAAAAGGAAGAACCTGAGGAAGAAGCTTCTACTCGTCGTCGCGGCAAGAAAGAAGAACCCGAAGAAGAGGAAGAAAAGGTTGAAGAGAAACCTTCACGCAGGGGAAAGAAGTCTGAGCCTGAAGAAGAGGAAGAAGCTCCTAAATCTTCTCGCCGCGGTCGCTCTGCTGCAAAAGAAGAGGAAAAAGAAGAAGAGAAGGAAGAGGAAGAAGCTCCTACTCGCCGCCGTGGTCGTGGGGCTGACGTTGAAGACGAAAAGCCCAAGAAAAGCAAATGTTGGGTAAAAGGTGGAGTATTCGGCAAGGACTGCGATACACATACTGCCGACGCTCCTGAACCTAACTGCTACGACTGTCCAGAAGACACCTGGAAAGAGTGTAAGAAAGCTCAGTTGGCCTTAGGCTAATCTTCAACAGAGAGGGGGGATTGCTAAATGCGTCTTCCCTCTTTTTTCTATTTCAACTAAAGGACTCTACTATGTCGCCACCACCTAAACCTACATACGAAACAATATCAATTACTGAGGCTTTAGCTCTTGCTGAAGAACATGGTAAAAAAGTTTCAACCCCAACAATAATCAACTGGATTGACAGTCACATTCCTAAACTTGGGCATCAACCCGGTGGGAATGGTGGTAAATGGTTTGTGTTCAAAGATGCATTTGAAGCATTCATTTCAGGTGAGGAAGCATTGTGTAATGAACTTCTTGAAAAAATAGCAAAAGGGGAATAGCACATGGCTCGTAATTCAGTAACAGAACAAGTGTTGGCAAGAAGTAAACGACCCGATACAAAAGAAGACAATCATTTTAAGCCAGAGAACTTTGTTTCTACTGGCTCGACTCTGTTAAATCTCGCTCTCACTGATCACCCTAAGTGTGGTTGGCAAAAAGGCAAGATGGCAAACATTGTGGGTGATTCAAGCTCAGGTAAAACTTTCTTGACTCTTACAACATTCGCTGAAGCTGCAAACGACAAGCGTTTCAACGACTTCCGATTGATCATGGATGACGCGGAACATGCAAATGAATTCAACATGAAGCACTTGTTTGGTGAGAAGACTGCAAAGCGTGTTGAACCCCCTGCAACAATCAAAGGTGAACCTCTTAACTCTGAGTTGATTGAAGACTTTCATGCCAATCTGAGAAACGCTATCAAAGAAAAAGACCCGTTCATTTACATTCTTGATTCTATGGATGCTCTTGACTCTGAAGCAGACCAAAAGAAGATTGAAGAGTTTATGAAGGTGCATCAAAAGAAGCGTGATGCTATGGAAGATGCTGAAGATGGTAAAGATGCAAAGGTAATTAAAGATGTTGCCGGTACTTACGGTATGGCAAAAGCTAAAAAGAATTCAGACATACTGCGAGATTGCTGTGGCAAGCTTGAAAAGTCTGATTCTATTCTGCTTATCATCTCTCAAACAAGAGACAACATCAATCCTATGTCTTTTGAAAAGAAGACTCGTTCCGGTGGTAGGGCTTTGAAGTTCTATGCAACCCATGAATTGTGGACTGCATCTGGTGGCAAGATCAAAGCAAAAGAACGTATTATTGGTGTGAACTGCATAATCAAGGTTTCTAAGAACAAGATCACGGGAAAGGTGAGAGAAGTTGAAATACCTATATATTATTCCTATGGCATTGATAATATTGGTTCTTGCGTTGACTTTCTCATTACTGAAGAGTATTGGGCAAAACCTGCAAAAGCAACGAACATAAACGTCAATGGGGCGTTCGGGATTGATAAGCCTATCAGTCGTATGAAGTTGATTGAGTTCATCGAAACTAACGAGCTAGAAGACGAACTAAGCACTATCACTGCAACCTGCTGGCATGAAATTGAGGCGTCTTTAGTAATAAAGCGAAAGTCGAAATATTTTTGAAATAATGCTTTACTTTTCTGAATAACTTACTTATAATAAGTAAGT